CATCAAGCTTGATAGCCTTGGCGTCGGTGAGATACCTCTGGTTCCACAGCGTGCTAACAGTGATTTTCTGAGGTGATCCTGTATTCAGAGAATACAATTCCTCTGTTCCTGCCACAGATCCAGCAGCAGTTAGCCCGGTAACGTATGTAGATAGCGACGAGAAAACATGCGACTTCAAGTTTCCAAGTGTCAGCTTCTTATTGTTGTTTACAGCTCCGTCGTCGATAATAAAAAGATCGTTATCCGACAACACACCAAGAGTGGCTGCTGTAAGAGTTGATATGTTGATAGATCCGGCTACAGCAGTGCTTAAGTAGCTTGCAAGTGCTCCAATATCAACACGATAACTCGTAGTGCCTCTCCGCATCCAGAAATTGTCACCAGCAGCTGGGGTTATAACCGACTTGCTCCACATAGCTGTCTCGGCGTACGCGGCAATATCCGAGCTCGCTATCTTCTTTGCCGTATTACTTTGGATGACATAAAAAGTATCGGCATTGGCAAGTGTTACCACAGAAGACAAATTTGTCACGTAAGACTTGTAGTCAGTCCACAACTGCGTCTCAAAATCAGCAAGAGTTGATTTTTTCGGTGTAGTTCCATCACCAATCAACAAAAGCGATCCTGAAGCCAATACTGCCGAGGAGAGTCCAGTTAAATCAAGAACACTACTCTGCACTCCAGTTTGAACATACGTCTTCAACTGGTCGACAGTAACACTGTATGTAGTTCCTGATCGACCAATAGCGATCTTGTCACCTGTTACAACAGGGCTTCCGCTAGCTGCTGACCAAGCAGAAGCCAAGACATACGTCGACAGAGAACCAACATCAGTTTTGTACTGTGTCCCAGAGCGGAATATCAAAAAGCTATCGCCAGCTACAGTGGCACCAGACGAAGCGGCGCTATTTTGCGTTCCAACTACGTAAGTTGCGACATTGGCACCAGTGGCTGTCCTGCCAGTAGCGCTACGCTGTAGCAAAAACACGTCCGTGGCATTCGCCGCAGCACCCAGCGCTGAATAACTAGACCAAGGAGCCGCGGCAATAGCTGCCCCTACTTCATTTTGAATATACGTCCCAATAGTTGATGCTGTGATTTTACTGGCAATACCACCATCGTTTACGTAAAAGGTATCTGAGTTGTCTAATGCAACAACAGACGGAAGACTTGCAGTATAAGCCAAAAACTGCGAATGAACCCGAGCAGCAATAGCCGTGAACGTTGTCTTGAGCGCCGTTGAACCTTGAGCCAAAACGTATTGATCACTGTCAGCCAATGTAGCCGAAGTCAACGCTGCGATCTGCGCCCCGAGAGCCACATCGGTTGAGTTAAGAAAAGTCCTTACGGTGGCGATGTCAATCTGCTTTAGCACACCTCCGTCACTGAAAACCAACTTATCACCATCGACAATCGTGGTTTCAGTAGGAAGAGCCTCAAGCTTGTCAATAACCCAATTGAAGAAGTTCTGCGCCGTAATGATCTTCTCGATATCCGACTGAAATACGTTCAATTCGTCGGCATCGTTTACAGTTGTAATCACAGCAGCTTGATGCAACTGATCCACAGCGAAAGCAGCCAACAAAGCAGCTGTTGCATGACGTGATGTTGCCCCGTCCAGCAATGGCAACTTCTCTGGACCCGTAAGCGTATCAGCCGCTAGTGAAGCAACCCAATCTGAAAAAGATACGTCAGGCACAATTTACCTCCATGCCCCTGAAGGCATCGTTACCGCGTTAGCTCCCTCCCATGCCCAGTTGCCACTAGCAGCCGACACAAGAAGGATCATGTATTTACCTCTGGCTCTTGGATAGCATCGGTGATTAACACCAGCAGTCCAAACGCCGCTACTGTGAACATTTGCCGGAGAACCACCAGAAATAAGGGTCTCAATGGCTGATTTCGCGTTGATACTAACCTGCTCGGCAGTATCGGCGACCATGATCCTCCATGTGACGTTTACACTCCCTGAAGCGATTATACCGTGCAGTTGAATTACCCTGCCATAACTATTCCCATCGCCGAGACGCATCGGACCAATGGCAATATAAGATCCCGAGTGACCAGATTTGAAAGGCCAAAACCCCTGTCGCTCGATATCAAACATCCACGAAACAGAAGCTGAAGGTATATGAATATAGACAGCCTTCGACTCGTGGTCGTAATCCAAAACAGTCCCTGCGTCTGTGACGCCAGTCAAATGCTCCGGAATAATGTCTTCTGATAAAGCCTGGAGTCCCTGACCAGAAGCAGACACCGTATAAAGCCCGTAAGACGAAAGAAAGTAATAGCGATCAAGGTGATCGCGACACCAAGCTTTCGGACCAACCATCCCAACTTCCCGAGAAATGTTAGTCAGGGTTCCACTTTCTGCAGGATCACCCTGAATAGACCACAACGAACTGCTTGTTGCGGCTAGCAAAAAAGCATCCTTGTGTGGAACTAACGATACGACATTGGCGCCAATCTCTCCAGCTTCGGAAAGCTGAATAACAAAAGGACGCATGACATCGCTAACATCCGACTTCAGTGACCAGTCTGTGTAATTACCCTGCCGACTGGCAAAAATAAGATTACCACTTGGTCTTAAAAATCGATCTCTGTAAATGCATTGAGCGGAATGACTAGCCGGAGCGCTGGACCCAGGATCCACATAAACCACACCGCCACTGTGAGCAGCAGATTCTCCAGTGCTAACCACAATGCGATTACCACTCGAGTCGGTAATGTAGCTTCCAGAGCTATCAGTCAAATACTTGCTTTGAGTTGCAGCAACTGACGGAGCGCCTGACTGAGACCAGGAACCACCTCGAAGGCGACCCTGAAAGTCTTCAATCCGGCAGTTTACAGCCCAAGGACTGAAATACCGATCACGCCTGCCAACTTCCTGACGAAAGGACAGGCGACGATTAACACCCGAAGGGAACAGTATTTCATTGTTTGCCATATCGTCACTTACGGAGCCGCTACTTCAAGTGCCGCAACGGTACCAGCCGCAGCGAGCGTGAAACCCTTCCACGAAGTTGCGGATTCGCAAATCAAGATCGCCATCATGTTGGCAGCTACTGCAGATTCAGCAGCAGCACCAGTTCCTCCATTGATCGCGATGGTCGTAGGGGAAGTTGTTCGCAACTCACCCCCAGTCGCAGCCCCTGCAACAATTACGACCCTTCCTGGAACAGGACTTGGGAGGATGAGAATGTTGTTCACATTGCCCCAGGTCGGAATAACAATCTGAACCAAACTTTCCTCGGGAATCCTTGTTCCATTTGCCGAAGCAACCAACGGCACCGAACCTGGACCATTATTCGAGAAAGCGCGAAGCAATTCATTCAAAACCATGTGAGCCGACATAATTTCTCCTTCGAGTGACTAAACTAATCCTTCAATGTGACCCCAACAACGCCAGCGGCATCGCCAGTAATTTTCAAAAAACGCGAACCAGACAACGCAACTGGAATCGGATACGACTGACCAGCAACCACGGCTGTAGTAATCGCAACGTTGGCTTCGCTTCTCGCCGGAAGGTATGTTCCAGTGGCAGATAAACTTGAGTGCCAAGTCAATGTCATAATCGTGGACCCAGACGGAACGTAGACCGTCCCCTTGTCAAAGTCCCCGTAAATAATCGGATCGCTTGCGCCAACCGTAGCACCAACTGCCACGGTTTCAATTGAATTGCTGTATCGTGCGGTTGTCACATTGCTTCTCCGTCAATTGTCAATCTTCCTATCCGCTGTTCTCGGATTCTGTAATCATAATCGAAAACGCCAAATTTTCCATGCATTCCTCGAGGAGAGTCTGGACCTAAACTGGTCGGGCTCGAGCGATCTTCGTCATTTCTGATCGCCAGGGCAATTAGCTCCAGGAAACGCTTTTCGTGAACATGCTCCCTTTCCTCGTAATTATGCTCCGCAGAGGCTAAACACGCCTCCAGGATAACCTGACTGAGCATTTCCGCTCCAATTGGGAATTGATTCGACTCGTTTATGTCAACTGGCCGCAAAATCATTGGAACCCGAAGAGCATAAGCCGCATCCGGGGCAGGGTAAAAAGCAAGCGATTTCCTGCTCCCTATCGTGGGGTCAAACCTGTCCATCCTAACGGAATAAAAACACGGGCGTCCAAATTCTGGATTTCCGGCTTCGAGCTTCCGAATGGTCGCGTCGTGCCGTCTTTCAACAGACGGAAACCACTGATCCGGGCTTGGGTAGTAGGTCAAATTGGCGTCGTTTGCCACAGAGTCAAACGATGAGTCCATCTGAATTTCAGGTCTTGCCAGCTTGTAGCTAGACGCCGCAGCAACGGCAACGGACGTGTCGTCAAGAGTTATTTGGGATCCGCTTTGCCTGCTTGCCACAGAATAATACTTGTTATTGACCATCAATACGCCGCTTGCAGCCCACGTCGGGAATGTTCCGCCAACCAGAGTCACAACGCCGGAAGCGACAGTGATCGTCCCGGTTGCGTACGGAGCGGTGGTTGTGACGTCTGCCAGTGGTCTGAAAAAGGACCACTCATGAGCAGAGTACACTCGGTAAAGACCATCATGAATGCAATAATTTATCCTTGTGAGCTGATCCGATGAAAACGACGCACCGGCTTCTGCGCCGAAAAGGTAGTGGCCTACGCGATCTACGAGACTTGAGTAGCTTACCGGACCACTTACAGGATTGGTTCTTGCGGCTAAATCCAACTCAAAATGATAGGTCGCTCCATCGTAAACAAACTCCACATAGGCTGTGTAGCTTACTCCTACAACATCGTTCAGTTCATACTGATACGTCCCAGTGGAAACGGCTGTCATTGCCGTACCGTCCGCAACAACAACCGCGTTTGTGTCGTTTCTTTTTACACCGTACGTACCAGTCGGGTCAGAAAGAAGCGCGCTGGTGACATTTGTAGGTACACCGTCAACCTTGAATACTTTACGAATGATTCGAGACATGATTACTCCAAGGTTATGCTTCTGTCTTCAACTACGATATTTACTGTTCCACCACCTCCACCAGCACCCATAGACAATGCGATCGTGTCGAACCTGAACTGCCCAGATCCGTTGTCTTCAATCATACTGCTTAGTTTTGCATAAGTAGAACCTACAGCAAAATCAGCATCAGTGATTACCCCAGGCTGGAGCTCGTGAACGTCTGCAGCAATATGATTCGCACCAGTTACCGACACAGTTCTTTGGTTTGTCGCAGTGACGAGAAGTCGATCACCAAAAGATCCGTTAGGCCACCCAGCGCTTGGCATAGCACTGTAAACACCTGAAGTTACGACGCTTGCAGGTATCTCGTAGCTCTGAAACGTTGCGGTTGAAAGCAGCAAATCGACCCACCACGAAGCAACAGGAATAGAACCAACCAACGCAAGAATGCGATATGTTGCAGCCGGAACATCCGTATAAATTGCTTGATACACACCCTTGCGATTCGTCGCTTCGGTGGCAGTAACGGACGCTATTTCGGTATCGCTAGCG